CAACCCGCGAATTGTCAACAACTACCTGGAGAACCCCAAGGGGTCGAAACAGTGCCTGATCGTCCAAGACACATCAGGCGGAAGTTCTGGCGGTCTGATCGCTGGCAACTACATGGTTTGCAAGCAGGCCGGAGCCAGCAATCAACCGCTGTACGTGGAAATAAACGGTACGCTCATAACAAGGAACAAAATCTTCGGCGGGTACTACAACGCTTTTGTTGCTGGAAATTCGGTTGTATTCAACGTAAATCTGTGCGTTGGCGCCACCAACAACGGCCTGCACCAAAGTACGCTTGCAACAGGACTTACTGCCATAAACAACACGGTGGCGAAAGCCGGTAATACGGGCATCAACCTTGGATCAGACGCTACGGCCGTCGCGCAGAACAACCTTATCGTAGGGTGTGGCGTCGCTGTCACCCGCAATGTTGCCTGCACGGCCAGCCACAACTGGGTCTGGCAAAACACGTCCGACGGAAACCCAGGGCCGTCCTCGCCGACAAACGACCCGCGCGTGAACGGCGATTTCATGCCGATTCCAGGCTCTCCACTGCTGACCTCCGGCGCCGATCTTGGCTACCGCCGCGACATTCGCGGCAACAAGGCGCGGCGCTTCATCGGGGCCTACGGGCCGGCCGGGCTGAGGCAGCGGCCATAACCTTGCGCGTATGCTGTACGACCACCGGTACAGTCGCGCCGACATACCAGTCATGCGAGACCCTACTGACATTGTCAGCGCCGAGCAGCAAGCTCTCGAACACGAGCAGGCGAGGCAGCGCGAGCGGCGGCAGGAGATCGAGGATTTCAAGTGGCTGGCCGCGCACAGGCAGGGGCGCCGCATCTTGTGGAGGATGCTGGAACGGTCGGGGCAGATGAAGTCGTCCATGACCGGCAACAGCTTCACCTTCTACAACGAGGGCGCTCGGGCATTCGGCCGGTGGATCGTGGAGGAATTCCACGAGCACTCGATCGAGGCCTACGTGCAGATGGTGAAGGAGAATGTTCGTGAATGAAGCAGCGGCCACCGGTGCACCGAACACGCAGACCGGGAACGATGCGAACGCCGGCGGGCAGCCGGCAGGGGCCTCGGCGTCGAACAACGCGGCCAACGGGACGCAGGGCGGACAGCCCAACGCCCCGCAGGGCGCGGCGCAAGGCAACCAAGGGGAGATCGACTTCACGTTCGATTTCCCCGAGGACATGCCGGTCGACGAGGAGGAACTGAACGCCTTCAAGGCCACGGCGAAGGAGCTGGGTCTCGATCAGGACAAGGCGAAGAAGCTGGTCGACCTGCGGGTGCAAGCCGCGCAGGCCGCGATGCGCAAGCACGCCGAAGCCGTCGGGAAGTGGCGCACCGATTCGCAGGCCGACAAGGAGTTCGGGGGCGAGAAGTTCGAGGAGAACCTGGGCGTTGCCAAACTGGCGCGCGACAAGTTCGCCACGCCGGAACTCGTCTCCCTGCTGCAGTCCAGCCGCCTCGGGGACCACCCCGAGGTGATCCGGTTCTTCTACCGGGTCGGCAAGGCCATCAGCCAGGACACCTTCGTGCGTCCTGGCGCAACGACCGGCAGCGAGCGCAAGCCCGATGCCGAGGTGTTCTACGGACTGAACTGAACAACCGAGGAAGCTGAACCATGCCAACCCAACCTACCAAGGCCGGCGCCGTCACGCTGCTGGACTTCTCGAAGACCCTCGACCCGAACGGCAAGACTGCCCGTACGGTCGAACTGCTGGCGCAGACCAACAAACTGCTGGACGACATGATGTGGGTCGAGGGCAACCTCCCCACCGGCCACCGCACTACGATCCGCACGGGCCTGCCGACCGCCGTCTGGCGGCAGATGTACCAAGGCGTGCCGGCGAGCAAGAGCCATCGTGCCCAGGTCGACGATGCCTGCGGCATGCTGGAAGCCCGCAGCGAGGTCGACAAGGCCATCGCCGACCTCAACGGCAACACGGCGGCCTTCCGGCTGAGCGAGGCCAGCGCGTTCATCGAGGCGATGAACCAGCAGATGGTCGAAGCGATGATCTACAACGACACCGCGGTCAACCCCGAGCGCCCGATGGGCCTGGCGCCGCGCTACTCCAGCCTCTCGGCCCCGAACGGCCGCAACATCCTCGACGCCGGCGGTACGGGCAGCGACAACACGTCGGTCTGGCTGGTCTGCTGGGGGGACCAGACCGTTCACGGCATCTACCCGAAGGGGTCCGAGGCCGGTCTGCAGCACGAGGACCTGGGCGTCATCGACGCGTTCGACGCCAACAACAACCGCTACCGCGCGTACGCTGACCACTGGAAGTGGTTCTGCGGTCTGTCGCTGCGCGACTGGCGTTACGTGGTCCGCATCGCGAACGTCGACATCAGCGACCTGATCGCGCAGACGGCCACCCAGGCGCCCACCGCTGCGACGGCGCTGATCAAGATGATGCTGCTCGCCATGAACACCATTCCGTTCATGGGCAAGGGCCGCCCGGTCTTCTACGCTTCGCGCAAGGTCAAGGCCTACCTGATGATCGCCGCAATGGACAAGAGCCAGAGCGCGCTGTCCATCCAGGCCGCGGCCACGCAGTTCGGCGGCGGCAGCGTTGCGGGGGTCGACGCGGACCTGCGCTTCTTCGGCATCCCCGTCCGCACGCTGGACAAGCTGCTGGAGACTGAGGCCCGCGTGGTCTGACGGCACCCACCAACCGACAAGGAGCAAAATCATGGCAATCCTGGACACGATGGCGCGCTTTTCGAACGCGCAGTCCATCGCAGCGGGTGTCGGCGACGTGGTGTCGACCGACATCTACGACACCGGCGCGCAGGCCGACGCGGGCATCGGCGAGGAGACCTACCTCGAAATCCGCACGGTCGCCGCGGTCACCAGCGGCGGCGGCGCCACGGTGCAGTTCGTGCTGCAGACCGACGACAACCCCAGCTTCTCGTCCCCGCGGGAGTTCCCGCTGACTGCGGCGCTCGCCCTGTCGGCCCTGACCGCGAACACGCGCCAGGTGCTGACCCGACTGCCGGTGGGGCTGGAGCGCTACCTGCGCGTCATCTACCGCATCGGCACGGCCACCACCACGGGCGGCACCGCTTCGGCCTACCTGCTGAAGAACCCGCAGGTCGCGCCGACGCTGCCGACCACGGTGCCTGGGGTGAAGTGACGTGAGCACCCAGCAACAGACCCCGCCGGCGACGCGCTGGGTCGTGGCGACCCGCAAGGGCTACTACGAGCGCCAGATTCGCGACCCGGAAGGGAGCGAAGCGGAGCGCGCGCCGTTCGAGGTGCCGGCCGGCCTGAAGGGGTCCTGGTTCGCCGACGCGCCGCCACGCGCCGTCGAGCGCGCCAAGGCCCGGAAGGCGCAGGCCGCCGCGGACGGCGACATCAGCTGACGGCGGCAGCAACGCCGCCGGCGGATCACAAAGGGGCGCCGCGTGCGCCCCTTTGCTCTAGGAGCACAACATGACGTCGAAGGTGACCATCGCCAACATGGCCCTCGGGCACGTCGGGTCCTCGACCACCGTGTCTTCGTTGGACCCCCCTGATGGGTCGGTCGAGGCCAGCCGCTGCGCGATGTTCTTCGACATCTCGCGCAGGTCACTGATCGAGGCGACTTCGCCGTCGTGGGCCCGGGCAAGGGTGCAGCTCGCGCAAGCGGTCAGCAACCCCAGCAACGTGTGGAGCTATGCCTACGTGCGCCCCAGCGACTGCATCAAACCGCTGCGCATCGTCCCCTCGTACATCGTCCACCTCTCGTCCCCGCTGGCGCATCCGACCAGCAGCGCGGATTCCCTCAACCCGGTCTCCGACATCATCCGCGGGCTCAACGAAAGCGCCAGCGCGGACTACGAGCAGGAAGGCGGCCTTCTGCTCACGCACGAGCCGGATGCGGTCTTGATCTACATCAAGGACGTCGACAACCCGCCGGTGGCCTCGCCACTGTGGAACCTGGCGCACAGCTACGCACTGGCCTCGATGATCGCCGGCGGAACCATCAAGGGCCGCCCTGGCGCGCAGGCCGCGCGCCAGTTCTTCGAGCTTGCCACGAGCTACGCTCGGCAGGCTTCGGCCAGTGACGCCAATGCTAACTCGCAGCGTCATGCGGTCGCTGCCGGGTGGATGTCCGCGCGGCAATGAAGACGCTCTTCCGCTCGTTTGCCGGGGGGCAGATCACCCCCGAGCTGTTCTCGCGCCTGGACCTCACAAAGCGGCAGACCGGCTATGCCTTCGCGGAGAACATGGAGGTTCTCGCGCACGGCCCCCTGACCCGCCGCCCGGGCTTCGAGTACGTCATCGAGTGCAAGAACTCGGCGCAGAACGTGCGCCTGATCCCGTTCGAGTTCAGCGTCGACCAGTCGTTGATCATCGAAGTCGGCCACCTGTACATGCGCTTCCACTCACCGTCTGGCACGGTGCTGGAGGCGAACAAGGCCATCGCCGCGGTGACAGTCGCCAATCCGGGCGCGTTCACGATCAACGCGCATGGCTGGTCCAACGGCGACTGGGTCTTCCTGTCTTCGCTCGGCGGGATGACCGCATTGAACAGCGCCTACTACATCGTGCAGGTCGTCGACGCGAACACCGTCAACCTGAAGCGGCTCGACGGCACCGTGCTGTCGACGTTGGGCCTGCCGGCGTACACGGGCGGGGGGCTCGCAGCCCGCGTCTACACCCTCACGACGCCATACCAGGGCAGCGACGTCTTCGGGCTTCACTTCACTCAAGCCAACGACGTGGTGACGCTTGTCCACCCGTCTTACCCGGCCAAGGAGCTGTCCAGGCTCGGGCCCACCAACTGGACGCTGCTCAACATCTCGTTTGCGCCGACGCTGCCCGCCCCGACCGGCGTTAGCTGCACGGCCACGGTGGCGGTGCCGACCAATCTCACCGTTCAGCGCTACGTCGTCACCGCCGTCGACTCCGACGGAGTCACCGAATCGCTGGCCTCGGCCCCAGCCTCTGACTCCAACAACCTGACCCTCGCCGGCAACTTCAACACGATCGCCTGGAGCGCGGTTTCCGGCGCGAGCAGGTACAAGGTCTACAAGCAGCGAGGCGGGTCCTATGGCTACATCGGCCAGACCACCGCTTTGACGCTCGTCGACGACAACGTCGAAGCCGACACCACGCTCACACCGCCGGAAGACATCGTGACGCTGAACACGGCGCCGGACGACTACCCGAGCGCGGTTGCCTACCACGAGCAGCGCCGCTACTTCGGCGGCACGAACGCCAAACCCCAAGGAGTATGGGCCACCCGCACCGGCACAGGCAGCAACCTCACTTCGTCCATCCCGGCCGCCGACGCTGACGGGTTCTACTTCAACGTCTTCTCGCGCATGCAGAGTCGCGTGCGCCACATCCTCCCCCTGTCTGACCTGGCGGTGCTGACCAACTCGGCGGAGTGGCGCATCTTCGCGGACAACGCACCGGCTATCACGCCGACGACGCTGACGGTCAAGCCGACCGGCTATGCCGGCGCGTCGAACGTGCAGCCCGTCGTCACCAGCGGTTCGATCATTTACGTGCAAGCCCAGGGCTCTTTTGTCCGCGAGCTGTCATACGGTGGCGCCGAGGCCAACTACAGCTACCGCACGATCGACCTCTCTGTCATGTGCCCGAACCTGTTCGATACGTTCAGCATTGTCGACCTCGCGTACAGCCGCGCGCCCGACCAGCGGGTGTGGGCCGTGCGCAGCGACGGTGTGCTGCTCGGCATGACGTACGTGCCGGAACAGCAGGTCTACGCTTGGCACCAACACACGACAGACGGGCTGTTCAAGAGCGTGGCGTGCATCGCCACTGACAACGCGGACGTCACCTATGCCGTCGTCGAGCGCGTCATCAACGGCCGCACGGTCAAGTACATCGAACGTCGACGGCCGAGGCGCTACCCCGCTTACGAACGGGCCTTCTTCGTGGATGCCGGCAGCACCTACTCCGGCCCGCCGGTTTCCATCATTCGCAACCTGTGGCACCTTGAAGGGAAAACCGTCGTCATTTTCGGCGATGGCGGCGTGCTGCCGAGCCAGGTCGTCCTCAACGGGTCGATCGCGCTCGGCGGCAGCTATTCCGTCGTGTCGGTGGGGCTGGCTTCCCGAGCCCGCGTGAAAACGCTCCCGCTGGCGCTGGAAGCTGCCGAGGCGGGCGGGCAGGGGACGCTGAAGAACGTCAACGAGGCGTTCCTGCGTCTTGTCGACAGCGCGGCGCCGAAGATCGGACGCACTTTCGGCACGTTGCGGCAATACCCGAGCCGAGACGTGCAGGACGACTACGATGCCGCGCCGGAGCCGCTGTCGCAGGAGATCGCTATCACGATAGACGCCGACTGGAACGCCGATGGGTCAGTGTGCATCGAGCAGGAACTGCCGCTGCCGCTGACCATCACGGGGATCGCTCTCGATGTCGAGACCGGGGGTTGAGCCACGCCCGGCCGTAGCGGAGGATGCTGCTTTCTTCGCCGCGCGGATGCGATCCCAGGATCGGGTCGAGTACGAGGCGCTGACCGGCAGCCAGGACTACGAGACAGGGCTTCTGCGCTCGATCAACGATTCCACGAGGGCCGTGGTGCTGACCGTGGCGGGCGAGCCTGCGGTCCTGTTCGGTGTCGCCCCGTACACCTATCTTGGCGACGTCGGGGTGCCGTGGATGGTCAGCACGGACTACGCTGTCCGCCATCGTCATGCGCTTATGCGGCTGGCGCCCCTGTACATTCGGCGGATGCTGGCTTTGTACCCCCGCCTGTACAACGTCGTGCACGAGCGCAACACCATCAGCCGTCGGTGGCTGGGGCGCATGGGCTTTTCCTTTGGCGCTGTCGTGCTGATCCGGGGTGAGCCTTTCATCAAGTTCTACAAGGGGTGAGCAGTGACCGGAATCGAGTGGGCTTACCTGATCTCGGCCATCATCGGCGCCGGCGCTGCCTACCAGGCTTCGGCGACGAACAAGAAGGTCGCGGAGAACAACGCCAAGGTCGCCGAGTTCGCTGCACGCGACGCCGAGCGCCGCGGTGAAAGCGAGGCGATGCGTGTGCGCCGCGAGGCGGATGCGCTCAAGGCGCGCCAGCGCACGATCATGGCCGCGCGGGGCTTGGACCTCGGGGAGGGAACGGCGCAGGACATCCAGGACCAGACCGACTTCTTCAGCATTGTCGACCAGGCCACTGCCCGCGACAACGCGCGCAAGGAAGCCTGGGGCAAGCGCATGTACGGTGCGGGGTATTCGGCGCAAGCCGCCGGCGAGAACCCGTACCGCAGCGCCGGGCTGGCGTTCATGTCCTCCGGCGGCGGCAAGGTCGCCGACAAGTGGTACACCAACCGCGGCGCCCCTGGCGACAGCATCGGGGCCGCGTACGGTGGTGGTTCCGGCGGCAACTTCCTGACCGGCGGGTACTGAGGGCGAGCCGTGCCCAGCATTCCGCGCACTCCAACCTACGACGGGCCCCAGGTCCGCGAGGCGGCGCTGCCCACTCCGTTCCTGGACCCTGGCGCGTTCCAGGGTAGGGCTCGCGCGACCCGCGGCCTTGCGGAGGTCGCTGGGCAGGCGGCCGATATCGTGGAGCGGCGCCAGGTGCGCGACGACGCGGAAGCGGCTTTCAGGTTCGAGACGCGCGTCGTTGCGGACTGGCTGGAGGAAGACTCTCGCCTGCGCGAGCGCCACCACGGCGCCAACCTCGACGGCTACCAGCAGGCCGTCGACGAGTGGTGGAGCCGCACGCCCAGCAAGTACGCGCAAGGGCTGACGCCGGAGGCGCAACGCCTCGCCGCCCGCAGCCTGGCGGCAAAGCGTCTGCAGGCGCTGTCCGGCGCCGGCGCCTACTTCAACGCCGAGAAAGAACGGGCCACTGTCGCCGCGGCCGAAAGCAAGAAGCAGACGGCCATGCAAGCGGCGCTCGTGGACGGTCGCCCTGAAGCCATCGCCACCGCGCGGCGCGAGATCAGGGAAACGAATGCGTTCGAGGCCGCGCGGCGCGGCATGACGCCTGAAGAGCTTGCCGCCGCAAACCTTCGCGACCTGACCACCCTCCACGGCAACGCTATCGTTGCGCTGCTGGATCGTGACACCAAAGCGGCAGCGGCCTACTTCGCCGCGAACGCTGACGAGATCGACGCGTCCAAGCACGGCGGCATCAAGCAGGCCATCGAACGGTCTGGACTTCTTGAACGCGTGCAAGCGAAGGCCGACGAGATCATGGGCTTGTCGCTCCCGCTCGACCAGGCTGTCGCTCGGGCGCGCGAGCAAAACAGCGGGGAAGACGAGAAGCAACTCGTCGCCGAGCTTCAACACCGCTACAGCATCGAAGAAGCGGCGAAGAACAAGCGTGTCAGCGAGCTGTTTGGCGCGGCGCAGCTCGAACTCGTGACCACCGGCAAGGTGTCGCGCAGCACACTGGCCGCGTTGCCACCCGCGCAGCAGGCGCAGCTCATTGCAGCGCAACGGGCGGCGGCCAAAGCTGCGGCCGCCGGCGGCAATGACGACAACGTCAAGACCGACATCAACGTCTACCAGCAAGTGCGCGAAGCCATCGCCGCTGGGGAGCACGTTGCTCTCGGTGCGTACGCAGACAAGATCAGCCGTGGTGACCTGAAGCAACTGGCCGACTACCAGACGAACCTGAAGAACCCCACTGCCGCCAAGAGGCTCTTCACCGAGGAGCGCATGATCGACAACTATGCGCTCCAGATGAAGTTGTCCAAGGGAACGGACAGGTGGAACGCTTGGCGCTACGCTGCCGAAGAGGCGATCACGCGGCTGCACGAGGAGAAGGGCAACCAGATGACGGACGCCGACGTGCGTGACCGTCTGGATCGCCTTGTTACTGAGGTAGTCGTTGTCGGCGGCGGCTGGTTCGGCACCAACGCGACGCGCCGGCTCTTCGAGGTTGCGCCGTCCGACTTGCAACGAACCATCGGCCAGACACCGGAAGCGAAGCGCGCCATCGAAGTGCAGCGCATCCCGGCTGAAGAACGAGCGAAGATCGTCGACGCGCTGCGCCGGCGCGGGGCGCCGATCAACGACACCAATGTGCTCATGCTGTGGGCGCACAAGCAGCAGGCGACCGCGCGGTGAACGAGTACGACAAGATCGCCGACTCGGTCCTGGGCCCCAAAGCTCCGGCCAATGCCGCCCCGGGCGCCGCGCCTGGCGCGCCGCTGCTCGCCCAGCGCCAGCAGCAGGTCAACGAGTACGACGCTGTGTTCGACGACCTGGCGCGCAAGGCGACGGAAGCGCCGCTGGCCGCGAGCCTGCGCGCCACTGCTGCACTCAACCCGGACGACATGGGCGAGGCAGCTCGGCTGCAGGCGCGCTACCCCGCGCCGGTGGACGTGCTCTACCGCAACCTCAAGGACGTCAGACTGCAGGCTGCAGTCGAGGAAGCCGACGCCAAGCTGCGCACCGACGTGCCGCGTCTTCGTCAGGCCATGACGGACCCGGTGTTCGCGGCGCAGGCCAAAGACGACCTCGACCAGCTGACGGCACTGGAGCGGGTTTTGCGTGTTCCTGGTGTCGTTGTCTCCGGCGGAGCCAAGAGCCTCGGCTCGGCGCTTTCTGGCGCCGCGGAGGTCCTCGACATCGGCGCGCGTGCGATCGACGCACCGATCCGGGCGCTGTTCGGCGACAAGGTGGCGAACCTGTTCTGGTTCGATCTTGACCCGCGCCTGAACGCAGCGCTGAACCCAGCGCTGGCCCTGCGTACCGGCGGCAGGGGGTGGCAGCTCATTGGCGAACTGACCGGCGTGGCGCCGAAGGACAAGACCTTCGGCGCCGACGTTCTGGAGGGTGTTGGGCAGCTCGGCGCGCAGATCGCTGCCGCGCTCGCCACTGGCGGCGCGTCGTCGGCTGTTCCCATGTTCGTCGCGCAAGGCGTCGACTCGATGAGGCAAAAGACGGAGGGAGACACAGCGCCGCAGGCGGCCAAAGACGCAGCGGCCCTCATCGGGGGCGTCGTCACCGGCGGGCTGGAGAAACTGGGTGTCCAGAACCTGCTGGAGCGCATCCCGCCGAACGTACGCAACTCGGTGCTTCGCTGGGTCGCCGACAAGGCGCTCGCCGCCGGGTACGAAGGCGCGCAAGAGATCACCGAGGCACTGCTGCATGACGTCGTCCGCATCGCGCTGGTGAACCCGCAGGCTTCCGTTGAAGTGGCTGATGCGTTCTACGAAGGCGGCGTTGCGGCCACAGCCGCGGCGCTCGTGCGGGCGGCGCTGGGCGTCCGCCGCAGGGCGGGGGATATGGGGGAGAACCTGGAGCGTTCTGCCGAGGGTGTCGCCCAGCTGCAGGAAGCTTTGCGTTTGGCGGCGGAGTCTCGTCTTCGGCCGAGAAACCCCGAGGCCTTCCGCGCGCTGATGGAGGAGCTTTCGCGAGACGAAGCCGGGGAGCAGAAAACCGTCTTCATCGACGCTGACGTGCTGCGCCAGATGACGCCAGAGCAGGTCGCGCAGTACCTGCCTTCGGCGTTGCCGCAGCTTGAGCCGAGCCTGCTGGCCAATGGCATGGTCGAGGTGCCGATCGCCGAGGTTCTGTCCGCCACCCCGGGCTCCGAGATCGAGCAGCTGCTGGCGCAGAACGTGAGGGTGTCGCCGGACGCGTTGACAGGGGTCGAGCTGGAAGCCGCGGCCAAGCAGGCGGAACAGCTTCTGATGCAGGAGGCGCAACGCGTCATCGACAGCGCCCAGGACAGCCTTGTCGTCATCGCCGAGGGCGAGCAGGTAAAGCAACGTGTACTCGATCAACTGAACGCGACGAATAGGTTCAGCAAGGACATCAACGAGGCCTATGCGGCTTTCGTGCAGTCGTTCTACATCGCCGTGAGTTCGCGAGCCGGCATGACGCCGACGCAGCTCTACGAGCGCTACCCGCTGAAAGTTGTGGCGGAGAGCCCGGCAGAGCCGGGGCGCACGCTCAGCGCTGGCCGCGTCGGTCGCCTCGACGACATCGAAGCGTTCCACTACAGCACCGAGGACCGTCCCGTCATCTCCACCGCGATGTACGGAACAGGACTGCAGGGCAGCGGCAGGGACGCGTTCCTGACGGCCGAAGATGTCCGTCTCCGCAAGCGGTCGTACTTCTACGTCGACAAGGGCACAGGCATCACCCCCGAGGCAGGCGTCGGTGGGCGTGGGCACAAGGTAACGCTGAACAACATCTACGACAGTGACGCGGACCCGCTGCGGCTGAAGCAGAACCGCGGGCAGCTGGCGTTTGAATCGGCTGTGCTCGACGCCGGCTTCGCAGGGTACCTCTCGCGCATGGACGGCACTCAGCCGGGGCAAGTTATCCTGCTCGGCGACCAGACGGTGCGCCCTCAAATGCTCGGCCCTCTTGGGGCCACACAGGGTCGCGTCGTTCCACCGCCGGCTGTTGTGCAAGGCAAGGGGCGGGACGCTGTTGTCGACGTGCTGCGGGCGGACCGTGCTCTGCCCGCCGGGCAACTGACGCGGGAGCGGTGGGGGCAGCTTCTTGGCAGGCTGTACCCGCAAGAGGCGGCGGCGCTTCGCGAGGCCGGGGTGCTCGACGCTGGCCCGCCAGTCTACAAGGACGAACTGATTCGCGAGTTCATCGCCGCCACGCCAGCGCCTGTCTACGAACAGCGTGCCGAAGGCGACACCAGGTTCCAGGCAGCCGCACGGGCGGCGCTGGCGGCCATCAAGCCCCCCGCGCGATCCGCCGTCGCCATCATGCGCGGTGAAGTCAAAGCGCCGCGCTTCAAGACGATATTCCAGGTATCCGAGTGGTTCACCCGCCGCAACAACCGCGGTATGGAGGACATGGATGACGCCGCTACTCAACGGCGCATTCTGGACGCACTCGAAGCTGATATGTTGATGGCGCTCACCGATTCCGGGAGCGCTGTCGGCTGGTACGACGCCAAAGTCAAAGCTGCGCTCGACATCTTCGGCGAGATGTTCCCGGAGATCAGAACGGACGAAGCCGCTCGTTTCGGCTTCATCACCCTTCTGGCGATAACGTCAAACCAGACTCGGGTCAACGAAAACGCGGAGCTTGCCGCCGCGCTTTACGAGGCGTGGCGGAAGACCGGTGAATTCCCAACTGATGTTGGTGCCGTCATGGACACAAGGGCCAAGACGGAAATGTCCAAGTCGTTGGCGAAGATGCGCGACCTTGTGGCGCAGCACGGTGTAGACACCATGCGGCAGTTCATGACGACGCGTCGAACAGTTCGAGAGATCGAGGCCTTCACCGGGTACAAACTCACAGGAGAGAACCAAGACACCCTTGTGTACGGGGCCACCTTCCTTGGGCCGAAGTTGGGCGCGTTCTTCAACAACCTGTACGGCAACTTTGATACCGTCACGATGGACCGTTGGTTCATGCGTACGGTCAACCGTATACGCGGCAGCATGCTCGCCCTGCCTGATTCATTCGGCAAGCAGCTGGACACGCTCGCCACCCAGCTCGAAGCTGGGGTGGACACCTTCGGTGTAGACGCGGCTTCCATGCTGGCCGAGATTGCTGCCTTCCGAGCGCTGCCCGAGGGGAAGCAGGCAGACATTCTCACAGCGCTCGACAAGCTGCCGCTGGTGCGCGAGTACGCCAAGGCGCGTCACAAGGTTTACGCCGCAGGCCGAAAGATTGGAGGCAAAAGACAGAGTTACGTCGACCGCACGCCGGAAAACGGGCTCGCCAAAAACCTGGACCTGGCGCTTCACGGAGACCAGCAGACCCCGAGAAACGGCTCCGACAGGGAGCTGATGCGAAAACTTGTTTTCAAGCTGCAGCAACGGCTAAAATCTAAAGGCATCGACATCGTCGTCGCCGACATACAGGCGGCGCTGTGGTACTACGAGAAAG